TCTGGTCTGAGTGATCAGGATAAGAACATTGCTTTGTCGTATTTACATAAAGCGATTCGTCCCGCCAATCAGTTGCGCATGATGGAAAACGCTGCAGTAATCTATAGAATTTCGAGAGCACCAGAACGTCGCGTATTTTATGTTGACGTTGGTAATCTCCCTAAGTTAAAAGCGGAACAATATCTTAAAGGTATTATGGACCAGTATAGAAATAAACTGGTATATGATGGTAATACTGGTGAGATCCGTGATGACAAAAAGTTTATGTCAATGCTTGAAGACTTCTGGTTGCCTCGCCGCGAAGGTGGTAGAGGAACTCAGATTGAAACTCTTCCAGGTGGTCAGAGTCTCGGTGAAATCGGAGATATTGATTACTTCCAGAAGAAACTATTTCAAGCATTGAACGTTCCAGTTTCAAGAATGCAACAGCAGTCAGGTCTAAACTTTGGTCGTGCTGCTGAAATTAACCGCGACGAATGGAAGTTTACTAAGTTTATTGCTAAACTTCGTCGTCGTTTTTCTCTTCTGTTCGATGATCTTCTTAAGACTCAGTTAATTATTAAGGGTGTTATTACTGAGGCAGACTGGAATTTGATCAGAAATAATATTGAATACAAGTATGCTACTGATGCATATTATACTGAGTCGAAAGAACAGCAAATTATACAATCTCGTGTTGAGATTCTCAACGGAGTAGCAAATTATATTGGTACTTTATATAGTAAAGCATATATTCAAAAGCATATTCTTAAACTAACAGATGACGATATTGCACAAATTGAATTAGATAATTCGGCAGACCCAGTCCAGTTAGAACCTGCGATGCAACCGCCACCAGATGAAGGACAACAATAATGGATAATACTGAGGTAATTAAAAGTTTAATAAATAACATTGAAACAGGTAATATGGTCGATGCGGGTGATGATTTTAACGCTGCATTCGATCTAAAACTTGCAGACATTCTTTCTGCTCGTCGAGAAGAAATGGCAACCGCTGTTTTTAATTCGAGCGAAGAACTAGAAACGGAAGAGGAAAACGATGAAGACGTTTAAACAATTACTGGAACAGATCGATGAAACTCTTTCATTGTTTGTAGAAGAAGTTGAAACTCTCGACGAACTTTCAAAATCAACTATGGGTGCTTATGCTAAGAAGGCAGCTGCTGACTTTACTGCTCGTAAACCAAAGATGGGTTATGATGGTCAGCTAAAGAAGATGCAGAACCGTAAAGTTGGTGTCAACCGTGCACTTGATAAGATGTACGGAGAAGAAGTCGAGCAGATCGACGAACTTTCGAGAAAAACTCTATCATCGTATACAGCATCAGCAGCACGGGATATGGCGCATACTGCTCGTAAACATTCTGATGCACAGAATGCAGCTGCCGATGTTAATGCTTCTCTGAAGAAAGCAAAAAAGAAAAACAATTATGATAGTCCTGCACATAAACAAGGCGAAAAACTCGGTCATCGCTGGATGAATCGAGCAAAGGGTATCGACAAGGCAACAAATAGACTTGCCAAGGAAGAAGTCGATCTAGAAGAAGGTCGTATGAAAGATCTGGCAATGGACATGGAATCATTGTCTCATGCAGATTTTAAAAAGAAACATAAAAGAACAAAGCAAGAAATGCAAAGTTCTTTGAAGTCTGAAGCACTAAAGGGCGATCAACATAAGATTGACGCGAATAAGAATGGTAAGGTTGATGGTCACGATTTTAAGATTCTTCGTAATCAGAAAAAAGCAAGATACCAGTAAGGAAATAGCAAATGGCAGCAACTGTATCAGTTCTAAAACTAACCCAAGTGCACGGTGTGGTTAAAGTGCGTGGCACTGGATCTGCTACGATTGCACTTGCAACAGATCTTAAGAAGACTTCAGAATCTCAGTCTTCACCCAAAGCAAATATTCGCACCCTTCATTGGGCGTGTGCAGTAAATACTACTGCAACAATTACTAGAAATAGTCAAGTACTATACTATCTTTCTGGTTCAGGAAAGATGGAATTTATGGGATGGTCTGATAATGAACATAATGGATCAGATATTGTTGTTGATTTCTCATCAGGAACTGGCGCTGTAGTTCTAGAACTCGCGAAGATTTCTGGTTATGGTTCGCAGCAGCACCAAAATTCCAATGGAGATCTAGGATAATGAAATTAATTACTGAAGTAAACGACAACGTTCGTTATATCACTGAAGAAAAAGACGGCAAGAAATCCCTCTTCATTGAAGGTGTTTTCCTACAGTCAAATCTCAAGAATCGTAATGGACGCATGTATCCTGCTGATATTATGGAAAAAGAAGTCGAGCGTTATATGAAGGAAGCAGTGGAGAACAAGAGAGCATTTGGCGAACTTGGTCACCCAGATGGTCCTTCGATCAACCTCGATCGTGTTTCGCACATCGTTACAGAACTTCGCCGAGATGGTGATAACTGGATGGGTAAGGCGAAGATCACTGATACTCCCATGGGAAATATTGCTCGTGGTCTGATTGAATCAGGTGGTCAACTTGGTGTTTCTTCAAGAGGACTTGGTACTCTGAAAGAGAATAGAGATGGAATTCAAATCGTTCAAGACGATTTCCATCTTGCAACCGCAGCAGATATTGTTGCCGATCCTTCTGCTCCTGATGCATTCGTAAGAGGCATTATGGAAAATAAAGAATGGGTAATTGTTGATGGTCTTTGGACTGAACAAGCATCTGATATGGCAAAGAAAGTCATTAAGAAGGCAAGCAAAAAGCAACTCGAAGAAGCAAAAATGGTAGTATTTGAGAATTTCCTCAATAGACTTGCTAAGATTTAAAGTTTCTTTATTATAAATAAAAGACTAAGTTCCGAAAATTAGGAGAAAAAAATGACTGTAGAAAGAAAAATCAGAGAGTTGCTTGCGGGAAAGCAAGCGATTACTGAAGCTTCTGACGGTGATATGACCGCACCAAAGCAAGGTAATTCGGTCACATCTTCCTCAGAAAAGATGGGTGCCTCGAACGGTAAAGATACCTCAAAGGCATCTAAGTCAAATACATCGGGCGACCAAACTCAACCACGCCAAGGTTCTTCGGCAGACGCACCACACCAAGACCGTGATGGTGATGCTGACGAAAATCAGGGTGCAAAGGTTGCCGTAAACGCCAAGGATACTTCTGACTCGTCAGGATCTGCATCTGGTCCAGGTGATGCACCAAACTTCAAAACTGTTGCTGATCCAACTTCGGTTGTGAATCAAGCATCTTCTAAGGGCAACGTTCATCAAGAAGAGTTTGAACCAGAAGATGATGATCTAATCGAAGACGATGATGATCAAGAAGATGAAGACGAAGGCGAAGATGATCTTGAAGAAGATTTCTCAGCAGAACTCGCAACTCTATTTGATGGTAACGAAAATCTGTCAGAAGAATTCCGTGGTAAAGCAGCATCGCTGTTTGAAGCAATGGTTTCTGCGTCTGTCAACGTTAAGGTAGCGGCACTTGAAGAAGCACTTATCGAAGAAGCTTCTGACCTTATGGAAGAATTTAAAACCGAACTTGTTGAGAAGGTTGATTCTTACCTAACTTATGTCGCTGAACAGTATATTGCTGAAAACGAACTCGTTGTTGAGAACGGTCTCCGTTCTGATATCACTGAATCGTTTATTGCAGGACTTAAGAATCTGTTTTCGGAACATTATATTGAAGTTCCTGAAGAGAAATATGATGTGCTTGGTGAAATGCAAGTCGAGATTGAAGACCTTCAATCCCGTGTGGACCAAACTATGACTGCAAATGTAGAACTGCATGCTGAAAATACAAGACTTCAAAGAGAAAGCGTCCTAATCGCGGTTACCGAAAACCTCGCAAAGACCGACGCTGAAAAGTTTGTAAGTATTGTCGCTGATGTAGAATTCGAGAACGCAGAAATTTTCGAAGAAAAGTTGAATGTCATTAGAGAAAACTATTTCCCTAAAGCACAACCTAATACGGAAGAAAAGATGACTGACGGTCTAGATGAGTCAACTGAGTATAATTCATCTCCTCTTATGGAGAAGTACTCAAAGGCACTAGACAGAATGGCATCCCAAATCTAAATTAATATAAATAATAAGTTGAAATAAAAAAACCCTACAAGGAGAAAAAAATGTTTCTTTCAGAATCTCTACAAAAGAAGTGGGAGCCTGTCCTAAACCATGAAGGCATGGGACAAATTAAGGATTCCTACAAGCGTGCAGTTACTGCTGTCGTTCTCGAAAACCAACAAAAGGCTCTTCAAGAAGAAAAGACTGCGTTGTTCGAAACTCCTGCAAACGCAACTGGATCTGGCATCGATAACTACGATCCAATCCTAATCTCGCTCGTTCGTCGTGCTCTGCCAAACTTGATGGCATATGACGTTGCTGGCGTTCAACCAATGACTGGACCAGTTGGTCTTATCTTCGCAATGAAGTCGGCATACACTACCCAGACGGGTACGGAAGCACTCTTCAACGAAGCAGATACAGACTTCTCGGGTACAGGAACTCATGCTGGTTCAAACCCAGTTGACGGTTCTTACACCACAGGTACTGGTATTGCTACTGCTGACGCTGAAGCACTTGGTGAATCAGGCGGAACTGACTTCAATGAGATGGCATTCAGCATCGAGAAGACAACTGTAACTGCTAAGACACGTGCTCTTAAAGCAGAATACACAGTAGAACTTGCTCAAGATCTCAAGGCAATTCACGGTCTTGACGCTGAGTCAGAACTCTCGAACATCCTTTCACAAGAAATTCTTGCTGAAATCAACCGCGAAGTTATCCGCACGATCTATAAGGTTGCTAAGCCAGGTGCAGCATCGACTGCAACTGCTGGTACTTTCGATCTTGATGTTGACTCAAACGGTCGTTGGTCAGTTGAGCGTTTCAAGGGTCTTCTGTTCAACATCGAACGCGATGCGAACGTAATTGCTCAAGACACTCGTCGTGGTAAGGGTAACTTCATTATCTGTTCGTCAGACGTTGCTGCTGCTCTTGCAATGGCAGGTATGCTTGATACTGGTGCTGCACTTTCTGGTTCGCCAACTCTGAATGTTGATGATACAGGCAATACTTTTGCTGGTGTTCTTAACGGTCGTTACAAGGTATACGTTGATCCTTACTCAGCAAATGCTGGCGCTGCATCGCAGTTCTACGTTGTTGGTTATAAGGGTGCGAATGCTTATGACGCAGGTATCTTCTATTGCCCATACGTTCCACTACAAATGGTTCGTGCGATCGACCCTAACACCTTCCAACCTAAGATTGGTTTCAAGACTCGTTACGGCATGATTGCTAACCCATTCGTTCTTAAGTCGAATGGTGACACAGACGCTGATACGTTCACTGCTAACCGCAACCACTACTATCGTCGTGTTAAGGTTACTAACCTTATGTAATCAATACCTCTTCTCAGAAGAGAGGGTTGCAGAAACTGGGGGGAGCAGAAATGCTCTCCCCTTTTTTCATTATAAATATACAGCAATGGAGGAATTCAATGGTAGTATCTACAACAACAAACATCACTGAAGGATCTTGGAGCAATACGCAACCAAGCGATCTCGATTATCTGAAACCAAATGGTTTTAAGTTCCAGATCCATACACTACCAAACGTATCATATTTCTGTCAAGCAGCAAACATCCCATCGTTTAGCATTGGATTTACCACAACCGAAACTCCACTGTCAGCATTGTATAATCCAGGAGAGAAACCACAGTTCGGCGAACTTGTTATTCGATTCCTTGTTCAAGAAAACATGGCAAATTACACAGAACTATATAAATGGTTGGTAGGTTTATCATTCCCAGAAAACCACGACCAATATGTAAACTGGAACAAGTCGCAGTCATACAGATTCCCCGCAGTTCCAGAGAAACGACTGGGTGCAGTTGCTAACTTCTCAGACGCTGACTTCTTTATTCTGGATTCTGACAACAATCCAAACGTCAAGATTACATATTATGATCTATTTCCTATCAGTCTCGAGGCACTAGATTTCGATATTGCTGGTGGTTCTGTTGAGTATCTTGTAGGAGTTGCTGCGTTTAAATATAGATATTATACAATTGAGACAATATAAAATTATATTTTGATTAAATTATTCTTTGTGAGGTAATATGAAACTATCTGAAATTCAAGACATGTGGACAAAAGATGCTAAGATCAATGAGTTGGATCTTGGTAAGTCTTCGATTCAAATCGCCGAACTACATGCAAAATATCTCAACATCCTAACCAATACTAAATTACAACTTCGCAAATGCGAGGCAGACTACCTGCGTCTTCGCCGTAGTAAGTTTAAATACTATCGCGGTGAAATGACTCGCGAAGAACTAGAAGAACTTGGATGGAATCAATTTCAGGGATTGAAACCTCTGAAGAATGAAGTCGAAGATATTGTCAACTGCGACGAAGATGTTATTCGTTGTATTGACAAAGTAGAATATATGAAAGCAATGCTCTATCAACTAGAGCAGATTATCCGTTCGCTAAATGGTCGTGGTTGGGAAATCAAGAATGCCATTGAGTGGACAAAGTTTACTAACGGATTGATGTAGTGCCCGACTTAACAGTTACCAAGAAAGATGAAGTCTACTTGAATATCGAAAGCGATCCGTCGATTGCTTCCGAGTTGAACGACTACTTCACTTTCGACGTTCCTGGTGCCAGATTTATGCCAACCTACAAGGCAAAAATGTGGGATGGTAAAGCACGAATGTTTAACATGTGGACCAAGGAACTTTACGTTGGTCTGCTTCCATATCTAAGAGAGTTTGCTGCGAGATCTGATTACGAAATGGATGTCAACATGGATCCGATTGGTGACCCAGTTGACATTGAATACCTAGAAGAATTTGCCGAGAGTCTGAACCTTACCTCGCAAGGCAATCCGATTCAGGCACGAGAATATCAAATCGATGCTGTCAAGTATGCGATTCGTATCGGCAGAACTTTGCTGCTCTCCCCAACCGCATCTGGTAAATCTCTAATTATCTATCTACTACTGCGATACCACCAGAAATTTAATCGCAAGCAGTTGGTAATTGTTCCCACGACATCGTTGGTTGAACAGATGTATGGTGACTTTGCTGATTACTCGCACAATGATCCTACGTGGCATGTTGCAAATAACTGCTCCAAAATTTATGCTGGTTTTGAAAAGTCAAACCAATCAAACATCGTCATCTCAACGTGGCAGTCTATCTACAAGTTGCCGAAAAAGTTCTTCGATGAATTTGATGTTATCTACGGAGATGAAGCGCATCTTTTTAAGGCGAAGTCTCTTACCTCAATTTTCAATAAGTGCACCAAGACTAAGTTTCGCATTGGAACCACTGGTACTCTCGATGGAACTAAAACGCATAAGTTAATTCTCGAGGGTCTGTTCGGTAAGGTTCACAGGGTAATTACTACTAAGGAACTGATGGACAATAAAGATCTTGCTGATTTAAAAATCACCTGTTTGCTTCTAGATTATACAGACGAAACTAAAAAGGCAGTTAAGAATCATACATATCAAGAAGAAATGGACTGGTTGG